GCTGATGACCTTTCAGCTTACGACGACCTGATCAGCTGGAGCTACCACATTCCGTTGTTAGGCAATCACCTGAGTCTGTTCTGTCTGCTGTTCAGCATCACTACGGTGCTCAACCAGATTATCATGATGAAACAGCAGGATATGGGCAACAATCCGCAGCTGGCTGCCATGAAATGGATGATGTACATCATGCCTGTAATGTTCTTCTTCATCTTCAACGACTATGCATCCGGATTGAGCTACTACTATTTCATCTCCGGTCTCATTGGTATCATTACCATGTGGATTATGCGCCGCATGACCGATGAAAAGAAACTGCTCGCCCAGCTGGAAGCCAACAAGAAAGAACCTTCACAGCAAAAGGCAAGCGGACTGATGGCTAAACTGGAAGCCCTGCAGAAAGAGCAGGAACGTCTCCAGAAAGAACGTCAGGAACGCATGGGAGGTAAGAAAAAATAAAAAGATTATCTTCATACCGCAGAGCGCCCCTCAATGGCATACAGATAAGCCATCGAGGGGCGCTCTTTTTCTTGCCACATTCCTCTTTTTCCATTTATTGTCTTACCTTTGCAGAAAAGAATTGTCACACAGATTAAAACCATCAAATAAACACATGAAAAAAACAGATTTTATGACTATGACAGCAGCCATGATGCTCGCCACATCGGCCTGTGTAGGTCCTGAAAAAGCCGCACAGACAGATGGCCCCATCATCGGCAAACAGGAGGTTACGGTAAAAGACGGCCGTATGACCCCTGAAACGCTCTGGGCCATGGGACGTATCGGAAGTTCCTGTGTATCACCCGATGGCAAACGCATTGCCTACACGGTGTCTTACTACAGTGTGAAAGAAAACAAGAGCCACCTGGTAATCTACGTAATGAATGCCGACGGTTCAGACAACCAGTTGCTCACCACTACAGCTGCCAGCGAGGGAGAACCTGCATGGATCAAGAACGGCAGCAAGCTTGCTTTCCTGGCACCCGATGCCGACGGTAACAGCCAGATTTGGGAAATGAATCCCGACGGCAGCGAACGCGTACAGCTTTCTTCATTTGCCGGAGGAATTGACGGATTCAAGTTCTCACCCGACGAGAGCAAGGTGCTCTTCATCTCACAGGTGAAATACGGCGAACGCACCGTCGACAAGTATCCTGACCTGGACAAGGCCAGCGGAATGGTGATAGACGACCTGATGTACAAGCACTGGGATGAGTGGGTACAGACCGTACCGCATCCGTTCGTAGCTCCGTTTGCCGGGAACAAGGTGGGTGAAGCAACCGACATCCTGGCTGGCGAACCCTACGAATCGCCGATGAAACCTTTTGGTGGCATCGAACAGCTTACGTGGAGTCCTGACTCCAAATCCATCGCATATCCCTGCCGCAAGAAAACCGGACTAGAATATGCTATTTCTACCGATTCGGACATTTACCTGTACAACCTGGAAACCAAGCAGACCCGCAATCTCTGCAAGGAAGACGCTACCGACAAGAACATGGGTTACGACACCAACCCGCAGTTCTCTCCCGACGGCGGATTCATTGCCTGGCAAAGTATGGAGCGCGACGGATACGAAAGCGACCGCAACCGCCTTTGCGTAATGGATTTGAAGAACGGCAAGAAGACTTACGTTACAGAAGCCTTCCAGTCGGGCGTAGACAGCTACTGCTGGGCTCCGGACAACCAGACACTCTATTTCACCGGTGTATGGCATGCCACCAGCATGATTCACCGCACAAACCTGAAGGGTGAAGTAGAACAGCTTACAGAAGGCATGTACGACTATGCTTCTGTAGAAATGCTGGGCGATGGACAGCTTCTCACCAAGCGCCACTCTATCAGCGAAGCCGACGAGCTGTTCACCGTCAATCTGAAGAAGGCCAACGAGGTAACCCGCATCACACAGGAAAACGACCATATCTTCAAGCAGCTGAAGTTAGGTAAAGTAGAAGCCCGCTGGACAAAGACCGTCGACGGTAAAGACATGCTCTCGTGGGTAATTTACCCGGTAGACTTCGACCCGAACAAGAAATACCCCACCCTGCTGTTCTGCGAAGGTGGTCCGCAAAGCCCCGTGAGCCAGTTCTGGAGCTACCGCTGGAACTTCCAGATTATGGCTGCCAACGATTACATCATCATCGCTCCCAACCGCCGCGGTCTGCCGGGATTCGGCATGGAATGGCTGGAAGAAATCAGCACCAACTACGGCGGACACTGCATGGACGACTACCTGACTGCCATTGACGACATTGCCAAAGAACCGTACGTAGACAAAGACCGCCTGGGCTGCGTAGGTGCCAGCTTCGGAGGATACTCAGTGTACTGGCTGGCCGGACACCACAACAAGCGTTTCAAGGCCTTCATCGCACACGACGGATTCTTCAACATGGAGCAGCAGTACCTCGAAACCGAAGAACTCTGGTTCACCAACTGGGATTTGGGTGGCCCGTACTGGGACAAGAACAACCCAGCTGTAAAGCGTAGCTATGCCAACTCTCCTCACCTGTTTGTCGACAAATGGGATACTCCTATCCTCTGCATCCACGGCGAGAAAGACTACCGCATCCTGGCTTCACAGGGTATGGCCGCATTCAACGCTGCCAAACTGAGAGGCATTCCTGCCGAACTGCTGATTTTCCCGGACGAAAACCACTGGGTATTGAAACCGCAGAACGGTATTTTGTGGCAACGTACTTTCTTCAACTGGCTTGACCGCTGGCTGAAGCCACAGAAATAAGTCACGCACATCCGGACGCCCTAAAAAAAGATTTTTTCTATTTCCTTGAATTTCAAATGATTTTAAAAATCTTCGAAAAATTCTTACAAAAAAAGAGCGTCCGGATTTGCATATTAAAATAAAAAGCCATACTTTTGCATCGCTTTTGAGAAAGACACTTCGGGGTGTAGCGCAGTCCGGTTAGCGCACCTGCTTTGGGAGCAGGGGGTCGTGGGTTCGAATCCCGCTACCCCGACAAGAAGAAAGGCAACTTATCCAATACGATGAGTTGCCTTTTTTCTTTTATTGTATTTTCCCTCAAAAATACAAGCCGCAAAACGATTTGTGAGACTTTCTCAAAACGATTTGTGTGATTTTCACGTCTATTAATATAAAACGAAATGTGATTTTTACGCAAAACAAATAAGGCTAAAAGATTTCCCCATCCTCTAGCCTTTTTATTGATTTATTAAACGCCACTTAAATGCTACTTAAATACTAAATAAATTCTTTTTTATAAAGCATTACATCAGTATAAGTAGAATTGTAATTCATTCTAGCATTGAATTCTTCCTTTTTCGCATTATTAAACGGATTACCAATATTGGGATGATTACCCATCCAGCAGCACAACTCTAATATAGATGATTTGTTGCTTGTAAAATAAATGAATGACTTATCCACTAGTATGGATAATACATCTAAGTAATCTGAAAGCCTCCAATTCATGCGATAAGTTCCGACTTCAGTAGAAAGATAAGGAGGATCAACTAAAAATACGACATTGGGCAAATTCTTGTATTTCTTGACCAATTCTTTATAATCACAAGAAACTATTTCAAGCCCATTCAAATAATCAGTACATAACGGATAATCTTGCTTCCTTATGTTATTATAAAAGCTTTCCTTTTGTAAATCCTTTAGATTCATACAATATTTCATAGAAAATAGTAATGAAGAAGATATGGTAATATAATCAACAAAACCAGTCGTTTCTTCTTGACGAAGTCGTTCTAATATCAACCCTCGTATCGGTTCTGGAATCAATTTTTGTCGTGGACAATCAATCGTAAGCTTACGCAAATCAGAAAGTAATGCATTCGTCCGATTGATATTATTTAATCGCATTCTGTAATTATCATAGTCGTTATATATTACTGTTGCATTCGGTTTTTCTCTTTTAGTAATATGTGACAGAAGCCCAGAACCTCCGAATATATCTCAGTAGTCTTGACCGAAGTATGTCCGAGCAGCTTTTGTACCGTAGTTATCGGAACCCCTTGATGGATGAGCAATGTAGCACATGTATGACGGGCCGTATGGTACGTTATGTGCTTCTTTATGCGTGCCATTTCTGCTATCTGTGCGAGGTATTTGTTCACGTCTGAATTGCATCCAAGGCTGGCAAATTCTTCTATGTTGTAACGGTCTAATATTGTGAGTGCTTTCCCTTCGAAAAGCAGATGTAACGGAAGCCGGAGTTCGATTCCGGTCTTGATGGATTTGAAGTGCAGCCAACGGTTTCCATTTATCTTGATAAAATTTGCTGGTGTAAGCTGGCAGAAATCCGAGAACCGCAATCCTACATAGCAACAGAACAGGAACGCATCCAACACGTGACGTAGCTTCTGGTCATGCACTTCCAGGTTTTCCAGCTTCCTTAATTCGTCCGGAGTCAAGAACTCGTGCCGACCTTTCTCCTGCTTAATCTTAAATTTGCGGAACGGGTAAGCATCGGCATGAATGTATCCCTGATTTATTGCTTCATTGACTAGCGTCCGAAGCTGGCGAAGGTGTTTGGCAACCGTGTTCACCCCATTGCCTTTCTCTCTTAGATACGCTTCAAAATCCTTCAGGAATGTGTACGTGATATCCTTAAAATCCAATCCAGGACGGAACTCCTGCAGGACATTGATAGTCGTTATCAGGTTATCTTTCGTACTTTGGCGTCTGTCTGAGTGCTTAACATATTCTTTAGCGAATATAGGGAAGGTAACATTAACGGGGGTATTTTTCTTTATCGCATCCCGAAGTAAAGCTAAAGTCGGTTGTATTCCACGTTTCCATAACGATAGTTCTATACCTTGAAGATGCAGTATAAACTCAAACAACATGGAATTAAGGTCATTTGCATGAGGGTGGTTACATACTTGTGCTATCTGCTTATCCCAGTGCACCGGCCGTAGATAGATGTTTGTCTTGAAGTATATTTTACGCTGATTCAAAGAGGCTTCTACCTGCACAAGGGCTGTACCTTGCTTATTTAATTGATTCTTTCTATTGTAAACAAGGCGGTATCTTATCTTTTCCATTTTTTCCGCTGAAAATAACTATTTATTTGGAATTCATAAAATAATAGCACTGGCGGAACTTATTGGAATTAATAGCACGGTAACAACAATACTTCAAGTTGGGGAATCTGTTGAAATAAGAGAAACTAACACGGCAAGTATATATTTACTTTCAATTCGTGCTAGTGCTAGTAATACGGAGTATCTATCTACGTACATATTAGCATGGGCATCCGTATATGCTGCTGGTATAACTAAAATATCTGAATATAGCTACACAAGTAATGTTACGCTAGAGGTATCCAGAGCCGGAACTGACAAATATAAAATTACATATAAGACTGGGAATGTATCTTCTGTCGAGCTGAAGTATTCTCTTCGGAAATTAATATTATAGTTGTTTCCATGATGTCCAACTATTATAATGCATTCTTATATATGCTAATCCATTATCTCCACCTGCACATAATTGCATACGAATCCATCCGTCACAAGAAAATGCCACTAATATGCCATAATTCACAGGCATATTGTCCTGTTGTGAGTCAAATTTATAAACTCCGTTATTTACGTTATTGGCATCACCTTCCAAATTTAATCCAATGGCACTCAGGAAACCTGATTTTGACATTAATCCATCATTTTTTAAAGTAGCCGTTCCAATAAGTTCCGCCAGTGCTAAAATCTGCCTGGCGGGACTTATTAATTTCCCGTTCAAATATAGAGACCGCGTTGATATTAATACGGATGCTAATAATCTTACCGGTTCAGGATTTTATGCAGTATATTGTTATGGTCAGGATATATCATCCAAACACTATCCAATTGAGCTTGGTCATATTATTGTATTCCGTGATAGTACTGGTGGCTCTACTTCACAAATAGCTGTCAGCTCAGATGGTAATTCATATACAAGAATGAGATGGGGTATTGATAACTGGAGCGCATGGAGACAACTAAGCTGATTAACCGATTCGATTCCAAGAATTCCAGTAATCCCAAAGACTTCTCCAGTATAATTCGACTGGCCAACCTCTCAAAAAGAACTGTAAGCATACAGCACTTGTTGAGATAGATACTAAGATACCATGCTCAGACGGGTATGGGGTATTAGGCATTCCTTCAGTTCGAAGAAATCCGGAAAATCGGGTATTTGCATCTGATATATCTCCTCTTTCGATGAATCCGGATTTGCTCATTAAACCGTCTTTTGCCCCAGTTACTGTTCCAATAAGTCCCGCCAGTGCTAAATCTGCCTGGCGGAACTGATGAGAATACAAGATTTACGCGCTGCATTCAATTTCAAAGTTTTATCATTAAAAAGTGGAGAAACTGGTGAGATAGGAAACGTCAACGGGTTACTTGTTATTACTCATACATGGGTTAGTGCTACCCCTGCGATAATATGGGTATGTTCATTTAATAGAGCATACGGACAAGTATCAGGTAACACATTTGACCAGATGCAGCTCTCTGTATCCTGGGAAGGAGAAAGAGAAGCAACTATTATGAAGATAACAAGTAATGGCAAATATTATGCCCGTATGAAAAGTGGAGATTGGACTGGATGGAAGGAATTATAACTAATCAACTTATTGGTTTCCATGCTCCCCAGGAATCACCTTTTGTTCTGAGATACACCGTTTCAGGCCAAATAGTAAAACAAATTTGGCCTCGTAAATATCCGTTTTGCGTTGTAAACCCAACGATAAGTCCATTCGTATTTTCATAAGGATAATTAGTCGACTTAGAGTTTATTCTATATATTCCATTATTGACATCATTTGCATCATCCGGCGATGTGTCTTGTACAGGAAAAAATCCATCCTTAGATAATAATCCGTTCTTTTGGGGTGTTGCAATACCAATAAGTTCCGCCAGGACTGATGCGACCTGCTCTTTTGTCATTACTCCGACGGCATTTCCGGCGGCATTCACGGCCACAAAACTGGAGATGTCTTCCAAAGCAGGGAGAGCCAGAGTTGACTTTTTCATAAGTTCCGTTTTCGAAATCTTGTGCGGCACGCCATCCGTGTCGTACACCTGCACAGTGTCAGGCTCTCCTTCAGAGTTCTGTGCTTTCATCCCGTCAACATAGCTTTTAATGCCAGATTCTTCATATCCGGCCACTTTTTCATTCACTTGTACGGTTTTCCCGGCATTAGCATAGTCCAGAATATCATCTGTTGTTTCACCGTCAAACTTCGACGTATAGCTTAATTCTTCCATATCATTTACATATTAAGATTAATAATATTATCAATACCGTGTAGATTATAATTGCCTTGTCCATAATTTTAAGTTAAACAGTTTGCGTACCATACCCCTCCGGTACAGATGAACATCCATAGCTGACCGTTTGCAACCTGTACGCTATCATGCCATCCGCCACTTCCGAATTCATTGCTTCCTTTTATCTGTAGGCCGTTGCCTGATACCGTAATGTTTCCAAGTCCAGATTTTCTTATCCATATAATTTTATCTGTATGTCCACTACGTGGAAGGTTAAGTGTTATGTTGCTGTCAGTAGTAGAAATTATTATATCATCTCCGCTGGTTAATGTTGTAGAAGATGATACTGTTCTGACATTCAAAGCAAGTCCGTTAATGCTGATGTTCTCTCCACTACGGGCGGTCATCTTCACATTACCGTAACTTTCTATGGCCTTTCCATAGCCCGATGCATTACAAACAACGTATATTGCTGAAGGATCATCAGAATAGCCACCACCGGTAAATATGTTTATAGCTTGTCTCTTTCGTGACCGTACTTGCATAAATGGGCCGTTCGAAGTAGGATTTTCATTTATTCGGAACGATTCGTTTGCATCCACATTTATGATAATGGCCGGAGAGGTACTGTTATTATCAGAATAGTTGTACGATAGTCTACTGTTCTCAATTTTAAATCCGCCGATGTATCCGGCATTTGCATTAATGGTACCAGTCACGTTAACATCAGTAAGCGTGGAATTTGCGATATTCGCTTCTTCAACATTAATCTTTTTGAATGTACCTTCTGATATAGTGGCATTTCCGGCATATATATCTCCTGCAAACAGACTGTTAACATTAATCAAGTCCGTATTGATAACCCCGCCTTTTATAATAGTCCTACCTGCCAGTGCTTCACCGACCAGGCTTTCCCATCCATCGTATCCGATATACTGGGCCATACGGTCATTAATCTGTTCGGAGAAATCCAAAGCATCGTCAAAGTTTGACATACCACTACCGCCCAGTACTTCAATCATTCCTTCAACACGCAATCCCTTTGATGGTGAATAAAGGAAACAGCCATTCTTTCCTTCATGGCCGATTTGGAATCGGCATTCTTTCGTAACTCGGTCATACCTTGCCGTAAGTATGTCTCTCTCGGATAGTGAATAACTGTTGATTCCTTGATAGAATGTCAGATATGGCGCACCGTCTCCGTATGCAGACAGCACAACTGCAGCCTGGAAATCCGTGTCCGATATGTCTCCAAGTTGTACCATCACATCTCCAACTGCTGGTATATTGCTGCCTTCGTCACAATGTATTTCAGATACCTCTATCCAGTTATCACCTACAGCAGTGACTAACCGCCACCAGTAATGGTTACTAACATTCTCATACACCCCTTCCTTGATGTTAAATGACTGGCTGCGCACCAAGTTGCCAACCCGGAAACGGTTTTCGATTGCTTTCTCACCATCATCTGCAAGGAAGTAACAGCGGTACACGGCGCCATGTGCGCTTGGCTGTACGTATGCTCTGCTTCCGTCCGAGTAATATTTCGCGCTACCGTCTGAGTAGAAGAACGGGACCGCATCTATACGCTCAACCTTGGTTATCGTAGCCCGTGCTCCTGAAGAGTTAAACATCATGGAAGCTCCGGCCAGCTCGGTCTCCATGATAGAAAGTAACTGTAATATGGCTTTCTTTCGCACGTACAGCTTGTCAATCCATCCGACGGATTCACCGCCTTCCTCTGAAGAGAATGACATGCCGGCCCCCATCATTCCAGTTACAAAATCGGGAGATGTAAGAAAAGGAGATATAATACCGCCAAGAAGTTTCATCAAAAACTCCGTCCGGTCAGGCGCATCCTTACGAAGATGTGTCTTCAACGATTTTAATGCACTGAATATATTCTTATCAGACGGTGTTTTTTCATCGAACGACCGGATTACATCATATACATATTGTTCAGCCTGTCTGGCTACCTCATACCGTAGCGAGTTCAGCGAGTTATCCACCGAAGATTTCCACCCCGTACCAACCTCATCCGAGCAGGTAATCGTAGCCTGGCACAAGTCGTTCAACTTGCGCTGCACCTTGGTAATACGTGTATCCTTGTATCCTCCGGTAGAACCGAAATACTGTTCTGACAGCAGACGCACGTTCCATCCGATGCGGAGCGGTGTATTATTCTTTTCTATGTAGTTCCGGTCAGTAGTTCCGGTGTATTTGTTCGGGTCAAAGCTGTAGGTATTCAGAAAATCATCTACTGCCAGCTTGTATGCCTGTTCCGCTGCTGTGATGTATTCCTGCGGCATGGCGAAGTTCCATGGTATATACTTATCACCTGTATTCGGTATAATCACACCTCCAGGAATCTGAGTCGTTTCATCAGGGTACACGTTGATGATTTCCCATTCCCGTGTATCTTCATGCCATGCAGCCTGGAAAGAACCGTCAGTTCCACGTCCTGCCAGCTCGCCGGTCTGGAACTGTAACATATAGTCCAGATCCGGAATCTCGTAGTCTTTCGGATTCCAGTTCATGCCGTTGTCCTTGAAGTAATATACGGTGTACTTCCGTCCTTCCTCGCTGGTTTTCTCTTCCGTGCGAACCGATGAAACAGTACCTACATACTGAGGATATATCTCAGCAAACGCAGCTTCTTCCGTTTCTTCCTTCACTCCGTACAAGTCTACGTTCTTGTCCACATATATTTCCCGGCTTGGAAGTTGCAGACGGGAATACCCGTACTTTGTCGCATCAATATTGCGTGTGCTGCCCAACGGGAACAGACGGGTAAAGAATTTCACTTCCCCGTTATCTTCCTGTGCCAGATTGGTAAGTCCTTGAAGGTATCCAAGCTCCACCACTTCCCCACGTTCAGCTTTGCAGAGATTAATCACATAACCGTCTGCCCACATTTCCGTATCAAATGTGGCGGCGATGCCGTTGCTGCCAAATGCCGCATCCCAGCACTTCACATTCCGGTAATCAATCACCTTGTTTTCGGCGGTAATAACCGTTCCGATGCTCCACAGATTTCCACCGGCACGGCGGTTCATATTGTCTATCCACAACTGCAGGTGTTCGCGCGGACCACCGTCGTAACTGAATTCAGACGTGGTCCCACCTTCCTGGAACAGCATCAGTGTATCTTCCGCATCATGTATCGGCGCATAGAACTTTACGCTGTATTCATAAGTCTGTGTGTTTTTTTGTTTCGGACGATAACGTGACTTTACCTTGTAGCGAACGCCTTCCACCTCGATGTAGTCATCCACATCCAGCGGCACGTATTCGGTATGGGTGAAGGATGCGGATACGCTGCACTCTCCACCTATTTCTTCCGTGACACTGGAAGAAGAGTTCGGGCTGGCTGTCAGTCGGAGGTTGTTGGCTTTATCGTATATTTTCAGTTCCATTTAAACAGTGTTTAATCAATTACTAAATAGAAGGCTGCGGCTCCATGAATTTTACGGAAAACAGCACATAGAACCGGTCTCCTTCGTAACTTTCGTACCATTCCGGATCTGCCGGCATATCCTGGTAAACCATATTGTAGGTTCGGTAATTCTTCACGGCGATTGCAAGCATACCCGACGTGATGAGCGTCATCATGCGCTGGTATTTGTCCAGTCGGTCGGATGCGGAGCTTCCACGAAGCCAGAACTGCAATGTACGTTCGATGCTACCCAGCTTCACGTTCGGGTTCTGAGGAAGCTCTACCCCATTCCTTTCTCGGAAATCGACGGTAGTAATATCCTTCGCCTTGGGCATTCGAAGCAAAGCATCCATGTTCACGTGTCCGCCTTCTTCCGTCTCTCCCAGGAAAGCACCGTATTCCGTCCATACGTCCGTTCCGTTAATTGTTAGGTATCCTGTCAGGTCCATATCATTTCAGTGTTATACCGTTCAATTTCATATCACTCAATATCTCGTGTATCTCCACCAGGTGTGCCGTATGTCCGGCTATAGTGGCCAGCGTCTGGCTATCCTGCTTCTGCGTGTTGCGGATTTCCTGCACGAACTTGTCTGTATTGGCCAAGTGCGTCTGCATGTTTCGTCCTATTCCTTCAAAGGTGGATATGCTGTCCTGGCTCATGGTGGTCAGTGCACCGCTGGAGGGGCTCTGGCTGCTTCCGGAATCCGCAGATGAAGATTCCCAACCGAGCATCTTCTTAAGTGCTTCACGTTCGGCTAATGCGTCATTTACTATATCATCCCAGTCTGTCCTCAAATTAAATTGTTCATCTTTTGAAAGATTACCATCCGACATAGCGTTAGCAAAGTCTTTATACCACTCTTTCAACTGTTTAGAATAGGTGTCCGACATCATGCTTTCAATCATCGCCTGCTGCATTGTTTTTTCAAATTTGGATGCAAAATCATCTACATCCGATTCCATATCAAGCAGGCTTTCTTTAAACTCATTGCGTAAACTGTCAAATGAAGTATCTGTCTGCTTTTCAAACTTGCTTTCCTCCAGTTCTTCAAGCTGCTTCCAGTATTCGATATAATCATCCATATACTGTGCGGCATTCCTGTATCCGTCATCTGCATGTTGCTTTATTTTTGCATAAAGGTCGGATGCTTCATTGGCCACATTATACATCTGCTCACTGGTAAGATTCCAGAATTCACCGACATCTCTTACAGACACACCTGCTGCTTTGCTTACACGCTCCCAGTCACTAGCCGACATAGCGTCGTTGACTCTTTTGTTACTTGAGTGCGTACCTCCAAACCCCAAAACTCCGTTATCCCAAGCAGCACCTTCACGACGCATCATCTCCTGCGTGTTTGCCATTGTTTCTTCGAGGTTCTGTTTTTGCTTCTCATATATGTCACTGGCATCGGATACGGCACTTTCATCCATCTTTTCGGCCAGATTATCAATGGATGCCTTCAGTGCTTCATTGGAAATGGTAAGTCTTTCCAAATCTTCCTGTAAGTGAGGATCGCTCTCTTTGTTACCAATAAGTCCGAAAGTCAGTGTATTCCATATCCCCCCAACAGACTTGAATACACTCCCCACTATATTGTCTACAAATCCGTCAAGCCCTTGTTTACCGATAGTATCAAGTAAGGAAAATGCCGCACCAATTATGCCTCCTATCTTACTTCCGGCTTCCATGAATATGTCTGTAATGTCTCCGGCAAGATTTCCAATCTGTGAAAGAGACATTTCGGAACTGGAGCCAAGTTCTGTAATGGCTCCCGACAAAGCTATGAGATTGGATTTTGCCTTTTCTCCTGACTTTTCCACGTTAACCTGAGCGTTTTGCTGGTTCCTGACAGCATTATTCAGTTTTTTTGTTGCCGACTCCTTCTGCTCGTCCGTTCCATCTCTCATCGCTTGATTGTATTCATCCTGCGCTTGCGCCAACTCTGTCTGTGATATGGCCAGTTCTTTCAGCTGATCCGGTAAATCCGCAAGCAATCCTCCCTTGTCAATGAGGGTGTTCTGTATATTGTTAATGGCTTCATCAATAACCTTTTTCTGGTCAATGTCCATGTTCTTGTACTCTTCTGAGTTCTTGAACTGTTTCAGCCGCCGCTTTACTTTTTCAAGTGATTCCTTAGCCACCTTATCCAAATCACCGAACACGACTTCCCAGTCTATACTGTCTTTCAGTTCGCTGAAATCGAGTGCAGACAATGATTCTTTCCTTTCCTGTTCAAGGGCTTTCTTTTTATATTCATCTCCTTCTGTTTCCGCAGCGGCAATTTTCCGGGCGTAATCCATTGCGATGGCCAGCCGCTTCTCCTGATATGTGCCGTATTGTTTATTGTAGTCTATGAAGCTTTGTGTGACCTTGTCATTGTATTCTTTATCTATCTGTAGCAACTGGTCGTTGTATAACTGCTGTACCAAAATTCGCTGTTCCTGCGATTTCTGTCTGACAGCATCATATTGGCTCTGAGGAATATTGTCGCCTTGCTTTCGTGCCTTATCCATTTTAGCGATTGTATCGCGTTCCTGCTTGTCGATGTCGGCAAGTTGTTCATCATATTCCTGTCTAGCCAAAGCCTTTCGTTTAGCTATCCCTTCCACCATGATTTGCAGACGGAGTTTTTCCGTAGTCTGCTGTGCTTTTACGCGGGCATCGGCAAGCTGGGAGGCGTAGTCGGTTTTCTCTTCCTTCTGCTTTTTGGAGCTACCAGAGAAATCAGTGGTGTAAGCCGATGTGTCTATCTGTTTGACTATACCCTCTACTGTTTTGTTGTTCTTTGCAATTTCTTCAGAATACTTCTTTATATTTGACATACGACGCTCGTATTCTTCAATCAATTTTCCTTCCGCTGTATTGCTAATCCATGATTTTGCAGCACTATCTACAATGACACTTCCTTGGTTTACCTTACGATAGTTTTCCCACATCTTATCACGTTCTTTCAAAGCGGCTTCGTATGCAGTTCTATTTTGATTTGTCCAATTTGTATCAGCATTAATACCACGTTGCAACTGAAAGTTTCTTTTTGAATAATCAGCTACAATATCTTCTGCAGCCTGTGCCTGACCTTTACGTATAATTGCCTTAGTCAGTTCATCGTATGCAGATGCGGCATTCCCCGCTAAAATGGCTTCATTGCTTAGTTTACCGAAATAATCCGGATACATTTTTTGAAGCTC